TCCGAAAATTTTTAGAGTCACTGAAGAACAGTACCATTTCCGGTACGTCCCACATGAAGTTTGTCTTGATCTTGCTCAGCTCACGCTGTACATTAGATAGTGCCTCTGAAAACTTACTAACAACCAAGATGACATCATCTCCGAAGTCAATCTCGTCTTCAGCTCCGGCGCAAGACTTGTAAACGATATAGTCGGCGTCAATGAGTAGTTTCATCAATGGACCTCCGACCAGTCCCTCCCTTGCTTAGCTTCTGCTGCGATTGGGAGGCGTAGTGAATAGTACTCTCCAGCCGCTTGAGCGCTTTGTACCAGGGATGCTGATACCGCGTCTGCGTCCACTGGGTCGCACTCGAATTGTAATTCGTCATGTATAAAAGCGAGCTGTGAACAACACAACTCTTTGGTGTTTTCGTGATTGATTGCCATCCAACGCTTTGCGATAACACCGGCTCCTGACTGGAGCAGATAGTTCAAAGCTTTGTGAGGGCTGTCAACGGCAATCTTTCGTTTGTCTATCGATCGAACAAAGCCCTTCTCAGACGCCGTTTTGATTGCCGCCAGAAGTTCCGCAAGTCCATCAATAGCAGAAACAAACGCCTGCCTGATCTCCTTGCCGTGTAGTTTCGCATTGCGATCATTTAGGGAAGAATCAAAGGAATGTCCGATTTTGGCGTCACCTGCACCGTAGAGGAAGGCGTAAGTGACTGTTTTAACTTGGCGGCGGCTGATTCCAATTCGGTCTGCGTTGACTTGATGGATGTCTCCGTTGAGTAGTACGTCCGCGTAGCGTCCCTCATCATATTTAGCGAGGTAATGTGCGAGCATCCGAAGCTCGATGCCGCTAAGATCGGCACCCACCATAACTTGACCAGGGGATGCTTGGAATAGTTTTCTGAATTCTGGGTCACTTTTTACCTGTCCAAGATTAGGTTTACGGTGTGCACATCTGTGCGTGTTTGTAGCTACTGAGCAGTGATGATGAATACGATTAGCACTCGTACATAGCTTCAGCCATGCGTTCGTGCCTTCCGAGATCATCCCCAAGCTCTTCGTAATATCGAGACACTTCAGAAAATCCATCGCAATCGGTGTCCCAATATCCTTGAGAATCACTTCGTCGATGATGGGCTTCCCAGTAGGTGTCAGTTCCTTCGGCTTCCAGCCATGAAATGTTTGCAGGATCCATGAAATATGGTCTCGTGAAGTAGGATTTAGTTCCTTGAGCTTTGTAAATGAGCATCCTTCGATGTATCCAGATGTTTTGTTATTTCGTTTAGGAGTGAATTCCGATCCGAAGACGTAAGGGTGCCTGTCGCGTAGTAACTGATAAGTTTCTTCAAGTTCTGTTCTGAGAGAAGATGCAAGTTTCCATGCAGCCTCTGTGTCAAAATACCATCCATGAAGTTCTTGTTGGGTGAGTATTTGTGCAACTTGGTGTTCTAGCGCGACCCACTCAGGTATGGGTGGAAGTGATCGCATAGTTTTTTAGTTACGTTAACATCTTGTATGCAATAGTCTTGCATTTCTTGTGACCATTCAGACCAGTCGGCATCTTTACCGAACTCACCCTTGTACTCACCCAGTCGGTGACCATAAGCCTCAAGTGAATGACGTCCGTACAGTTGTAACGGCATGTTCTTCCACTTATGTTTCATGTCTGTGTCACGTAGGTCCGTGTGATACAAGCGTGAGAGGAGCAATGTGTCTACAACCAAGGCGGTTGGTGTGAACCACGGGTAAATCTTGCGAAGACAGGGGATGTCATACCCGATGATGTTGTGCCCCGCGATGACCTCAGCGTCTTCCAGACGTTGAACGCCGCGTGTAATCGGCTCAGCATTGCCTTCGTCATTGTAAACGAGCGTCTCATCAGTCTCCGAATCGTAGATGACAAGACAGTGGATCCGGCTAACATCATTTAGAAGTCCGTTGCTCTCCAGGTCGAATACCAGCATTTTTCCAGTGGTAAGTTTTGTCTACAAATTGTGCACGCTTTATCATTTCTTTAGTAGGTGGATTGGGTCGTATCAATCCAGTAGCTAGCTGTTCAGAATACTCAGCCATCCAGTAATCCTCCAGTTGCTGTTGTGCTTCAGTCCAATCGTTAGTCTGTGATTCAAACAGTTCTAGTAAGTCATCAGAAGTCGGTCGATGGGTCGAACTCTGGTTCTGGTTGTGATTCATTGAATTTACAGGTGGAAAGATCGTAGGTCAGTTGACAGGCGACACCAACCTCGCCTGAATATCGATTTTTAAGGACTCGCACAGTCGTAGAGCTTGATTGAGATCCACTCTGCTGATCTCGCTCAAGTGCAATGCACGCATCGCTGAGTTGAGCAATAGAAGCGGATCCTCGAAGCTGTCCGAGTGTAACTCGTGCTCCCTCTTCATGGTTGACATCTGATGTAGTTCTCCGTAGATGTGATACAAGAAACAATGAAATACCAGTGCGTTCTACAAGAGATCGCAGCTTGGTCATGGTGGTATCGATCATCTTCCGCTCGTCGCCGTCAAGGCCGCTGAGCAGGATAGACAAGTGATCAAGGAAAACAACACGGGTCTCAAGACCAGATGCCATGTACTCGATCCGTTCGTAGATGTGGTCCGGGTCGTACGATCCAAAGCCATCAAAAAGGTGGAGATTCCACGTTGCGATAGTTTTGTCGAACGCATCAACTAGCTCAGATCGATCATGCTCTCCAAGGTGGAGGCTTCGTCCGACTGCTGCTGACATAAGTCCGAGAGCTGTACGGCGGTTTGACTCTTCAAGTGCCAGGTAACCGACCCGTTCTCCTTTGTTAAGCAGGTTAGTACATAAGTCACGACAGAAGGACGATTTGCCAATCCCTGATCCTGCAGTAATCGTGACAAGCT